ATGGGGATGACGCAAACCGCATTGGCCAAACGTATAGGCTTCGTGCGCAACTACATATCGATTATTGAGAACGGCAAGGAGCCGTCGCATCGCTTCATCCGTGCGCTGGAATTGCTCGAGCAGGGGCCGGTGCAATATAATGAACATTCCGAACTGGTGCGGGACGAAGAGTACGGGGCCGCGCGGCGCAGTCTGGTCGTCGAGCCGGGCCGTTCAGGCGTCGCGCTCCGGGTGATCCCGCTGCTCTCCTGGGCGCAAGCCGGGACGGCGGAGGCCTGGACTGACCTGGAAGGGCGCGAGGGGTTTGTGGGATTCAACGTGGAGGACCCGAAGGCTGTGGCCGTTCGTATTCGGGGGGATGGCATGGAGCCGCGGTTCCCACAGGGCACGATTGCGATTGTGTATCCCGGTTGGGAAGCAAAGAGCCGCGACCTGGTGATCGCCCGCCTCAAGGACGGGACGGTGATCTTCGCCCGCCTCCATGTGGACGGGAACCATTACACTTTCATCTCGCTCAATGAGATTTACCCGCCTTTGACAGTGGAAAAGTCCAAGGTTGAGAAGGTGCTCCCCGTCGGAGGCACGTACCAGAGCCACTTATAACACGGCTTCACGGGGTGTCGCGGCCATGGGGGTGCGGAGGTCGCGGGATGCCTGCCGCCCGTTCGGACGCGCTGTGAGTCCAATATTTTTTAGGGCGCCTTCTATTTTATCCGACGCATCCCCGCATGGGTCCGCGACCCGTGGTTACAACGCTTGCGCGCAATATGGTGCGACAAAGTAAATCGAAGATGCTCTACCGAAAGCGGAATACAAAATTCGCTTTGCAAAAAAAAGTTACTACCCTCTTGACACCCATAGCGCGCGCGTCGGCCGCGAGAGTGTGTGCAAAGTCAATGGAAAAGAAAGCATTACCTACCGCGTCATTTCGCTCGTCACGATGGAGTCATGCAGCACCCCATCTTTCGCAAAGCTCAATGCGTTTGTTCCATCCTGGTCATTGGCGCGGCAACGTTGTTCGAGCCTGCCTGCGGAACCCTTACCGCCTCGCGGCGCGGCGCGCTTCTGGTTGATGCCGGGACTCTCGCCAATATCGCCGGCACCGCCGCCGCGACTTACTATGGCGGGCCAGCCGCCGGCGAGCTTGCCAGCGCCGGCCTGAGTGCCCTGGGCAGTGTCCTCCAGGGATATGTCGGCAATGCCGTTCCCACGTCGGTGGTGCAGGCGACGCCCGGTGTTGCCAACGTGGGAGTCGCGGTAGCCGGCCTCATCGCTCCCAATCACACGGTCACGCAGGCTGATGTGAATATCGTCAACCAGGCGGCACAGATCGCGTCGACGCTGAATATCTCCGCGCCCGCGGCTACCGGAACGGCGGGGGCGGGCACGCCATGAAGGCCGGGTGCGGATTACTTCAACCTTAAAGCTTACTCCCATGGACCTACTAAAACAGATAGGCGTCGGCTATCTCCGTCACGGCCTGACGGCTGCGGCCGGTTACCTCTTCGCACATGGCCTTATCCAGCAGGCGGATGAGCAGGTGTTCATTAGCGCATTGCTCGCACTTGCGGGGGTGGCATGGAGCACGATCAATAAGATCATTCACGATAATGAGCTGCGGGCCGCCCGGACTGGGCTCCCGCTGGGAACCTCGACCGGCCCTGCCAAATGAAGGAGAATTTCCCGCTCTCACTGGACTTCGTGCTTCGTCACGAATGCGTTTACGCGCCTGGGCACGAGGACGATCTCGCGTACGTGGTGTGTGAGGATGTCCCCGGGGACGCCGGCGGTTGTACAAAATTTGGAATCGATGCCGCGGATCATCCCGATGTGAATATCCGGGACCTCACGCTGGAAGGGGCAACGGATATCTACCGGGAGGGGGAATGGACGCAGTGCCGGTGCGATGAGTTACCGGAGGGAGTCGACACCGCGGTATTCGATTGCGCGGTTAATAACGGGGTTCACGTAGCGGGCATCCTCTTGCAGCGGGCGGTCAGGGCGTGCGGCCTTTCGGTGACTATCGACGGCGAGATTGGACCGAGGACTATCAGCGCCGTGGACGAGGTCTGCAAGGTCTCGAAGTGGGGGTTGATCAATCATCTGTTGGAATTTCGCCGGCAGCATTACGCCGACATCGTTCTCCTGCATCCCGGGGATGGAGAATTTCTCCAGGGGTGGCTCAACCGTGTGAATGATCTGGAGCAGTTTGTCGATGGATCGGCGGCGACTACGGCATGAATCGAACCCTTTATATAGGCGGGGCCCGGCGCGGGCACGGCTCGATTCGCCATGGCTGCAAGGAAAGCGAAGGAGCACTGCAATGATAGTGGGCGATCTGAACTTCGAGAATGCGGGGCCGTTCCTTACCGTGGTGATCGGGCTCGTCGTGCTCTTCGGCTGTCTGGGACTGCTGCTGAGGGTGGGCAATGACGCCAGGGCGTTCTTCGGGCGCCGGCCTCCACTGGACACGGATGTCCGACAGATCGAGGCACGTGTCTCCCGGCTCGAGCTGGTGATGGAGCGGCTCGCAACGAGGGAGGCGCTGACCCAGCTCGAACGCGATTTCCGCCAGGCCCTCGACGAGAAATTTCACGCGCTCGACGGGAAACGAAGCCGGGATACCTCCGATCTTCACAAACACGTCGAGTCCACCGCCGGCAATTTCCACAAGCGGCTAAACGATATCTCCGCGGCCCTTGGCGACGAGATCAAGCGGCTCCCGAATGAAGTTTTCCAGATGCTAAAAAACGCAAGCAACCTCGGTAGTCACTGACTTATGCGCGCCACTAACATCCGCCGAACTGTTCTCGACATTCTCGAGCGGGCGCAACCTTACGCGCTCTCCGAGTCGCAACTCGCGGTCGAGCTGAACGGCGCGGTGCGTCCGCCGGCTGGAAGAGCTGAGTTTGATGAGGAAATCCTGTTCCTCCAGACGCGCGGCTATATCGCCACCATCCCCGATCCGCTCGATGACCACCTGGTCAAATGGGCAATCACAGAAGCGGGCAGGACCATGCTTCGCCAATAGCTCGCCGAAATCCTGTCGCTCACTTTCATGGCCACTAACCGCAAGATCCGCATGGACTCACATCTAAGCCAGTTGACTACTGAGCAACAGGATGAAGTGCTCGCGCATTGCGAGGGGATATCGATCGAGGAGGGAGTTTCCTGGTTGAATGCCCGATTCGGCGTCACGCTGAGCAAACCCGCCCTGAGCCGATGGCTGGGAAGGCGCCGAGTTGAGAGCTCCGTCGCCTCCAGGCTCGAGGAGATTCGCCAGGCGCGCGATCAGGCCATGCTTATCGGGAAGGTCGTCGGCACGGCCACCGATATTACCGAGGCCAACATCGTACTCATCGCGCAAGCGGTGTTCGATGAATTGCTGAAAGCTCCTGAAGAGCGCGATGTGGCCAAGCTGGCGAAGTACATGTCCCTCGGCATCAAGGTCAAGGACCAGAACCTCAAGGCCCGCGCGGGCGACCTCGCGTTCGAACGGCTTCACTTTGACCAGGCAAGGAAGGCCCTCGCGTTCGCTTCCCGGCTCCAGCGGATAAACGAAAGCGGTGTGGATGAGCGCGCCAAGGTCGAGGAGGCGATGGTGCTCCTCTTTGGCAAGCCGGTAACCGTGGAGACCTGATTTTATGATGCTCGATCCTTTCCATGTCCCCAGCATGACGGCGGATCAGGTCGCCTCCCAGGAGGCCGCACTGATCCACTTCCGGCAATATCAGTTGCCTATCTTCTGGTCGGCGCGCGGCCTGCTCCTGCTCCACTGGAGCCGTCAGATTGGCAAGTCATTCACGCTTGCCGCGTGGGCGGCGCACCGGGTGGGGACAAATCCCGGGCGCCTGGTCACCGTGCTGAGTAACTCAAAGTCGAATGGAGTCGAGTTCATCCATAAGTGCGCGGAGGTTTGCGCGCTCATGCGTCTCGCCTTCGAGCGGGTCGACCTTTCCACTGGCGAGAAGATCGAGAACATGCGCATGGAAATCCGGGTCACGGTGTCCGGCAAGGCGGGACGGATCATCGTTCTCGCGGCGAATCCCCGCACGGCACGCGGCTTCTCCGGCGACCTGATCCTCGATGAATTCGCCTTCCACGAGGACAGCGCCGCCATCTGGGACGCCGCGGAACCGATCATCTCAAGCAACCCCGATTACCTTTGCAGAATCGCGAGCACCGGCAATGGGCGGTTCAATATGTTCTATAGGATGGCAAACGAATCCTCCCCCTATGCCATCTCCCGCATCCGCCGGAGCGAGGCGTGGCGGATGGGGGTGAAGATATACGACCCCGCGACCCGCCAGGAGATCACGCCGGAGCAGGCCCGCGCCGCCGCGCTGGACAAGGCCAGCTATGACCAGAACTACGAGTGCGCCTTTAACGATGAGAATATGGCGTTGCTTACAAACGCACTTATTTCGGCGTGCGAGTATGAGGGGGAGGGGGAGTCGAGCGGAGGCCGGTCGGGAGATTGGCGTTCCCGGGAATGTTTCATTTGCTCGCAAGATTGGAGTTATGAGTGCATCGAGTTTCTCCGCGCTTGCAAAGGTCCGCTCGGCATCGGGCTGGATGTAGGCCGCACGCGGGACATCACGGTTATCACCATTGGGGAAAGAATCGGTGGCATCCTCTTAACCCGGGCGATCCTGCGCATTGCTTCCATGCGCCTGCCGCAGCAGCTCGACCGGCTCCGGCCGATCCTGGAAATGGCAAACTTCGGCAGGCTCAGCGGAGACGCCACCGGCCTGGGGCTCGGCCTCGTTGAGTTTGCGCAGGAGTTATGCGGGCCCTACCGGGCGGAGGCCGTGCAATTCGCCGGTCGCGAGAAGCGCACCATTCGCGGCATCCAGCAGGGCGACTCCGCATTGGTAACCGAACTAATGGCTCTCGACTTGCTCGAAGTGTTTGAGAACAGGGCCATCCGCGTGCCGTGCGAGATGACTCTGCGCGACAGCCTCCGCAAGCCCGAGCGCATTACCACGGCGGCGGGGGTCCGTATCGCGGCGACGCGCGATGAATCGGGCCATGCGGACGAATTCTGGAGCATGGCACTTATGGTCCGGGCGCTCAAAGGCGCCAGGGCGACACCATTCGCGTACGAAGCCGCGGAGGAAGTGGCGACTGCGAAATTCGGCGGGCTATAGCCCATCTTTCGCACACTGAACTGACTTACACCCATACTTGAACGTGAACCCCGAAACCCGACCCTCCCGCGCGAACGGCAGCCCTGCGGGGCTCCCCGCCACACGGCGCGCTCCCAAGACGGAAACCATGGTGAGCGCCGATGTCGTGCAACTCGCGCTTCGGTCCCGCTTCAATCCCCTGCGCGGCCTTACCCCGCAGCTTTTATCCGTCTATCTCGATAACTTCCTTCTTGGCTTCGTGGCCTACGCCGCCCTCGTGTGGGATCAGATAGAAAAGCGCGACGACGTGATCAGAAACGTGGCGAGCAAGCGCAAGAAAGCTGTCGCCAAGTACAAGCGCAAGTCCTTCCAGCGCGATCAGACCCCGGAGGCCGCGGCTCACGCGCAGGCGCTCGATGATTTCTACGAGAACATGACGGTAGTCAATGCGCTGGACCAGAACGAGACCGGCGGTTTTCCTCTCCTGGTCCGCCAGATGATGGACGCGGTGGGCAAATACTATGCAGTGCATGAAATCGTCTGGCAGCCCGGGTGCGCCGGAGGTTCGCCGGGGCAGGCCGGGCGGGATGACATACTTACGGCGGAACTCCGATTCGTGCCGCTGTGGTTTTTTGAGAATCGGTCGGGACGCCTCCAATTTCTGAAGCTGCCGCTGGGCGGCGCGAATGGCGAGCCGCTGGAGCCGGGCGGATGGATGATCACCAAGGGCGACGGAATCATGGAGGCCTGCTCGATAGCCTACATGTTCAAAAACATGCCGCTGAAGGATTGGGTGAGTTACAGCGATAAGTATGGCACTCCCGGCGTGCTGGGACAAACCAATGCCGCGAAGGGAAGCGAAGCAGGCGAGGCGCTCAAGGCGGCGGTCGCAAGCTTTGGTCAGAACTGGTCCGGCGTGGTGTATGGCGCGGATGGCTCGATCAAGGATCCCATTTCGCTGATCACTGCGCGGGGCGAAGGCACGCTCCCTTTCCCGCCGCTGGTCGAGCGCATGGACCGCGCCCTGGCCTCGCTGTGGCGCGGCAGCGATCTTTCGACCATTTCCGCGGATAACAAGGGAGCGAGCGTCCAGCAGGACGAAAGCGACATCCTCCTCGAAGACGACGCGGCGATGATCAGCGAGACGCTGCAGCTCTATATAGACCGATGGGTCATCTGGCAAAAGTTTGGCGCCAGACCTTTGGCTTACTCACGCATTGTGGTGCCGGAGTCGAATAACGTGGCCCTCGATCTCCAGATAGATGAGTTACTCCTCAAAGCCGGCGCGCGCCTCGGGGAGCGCGAGCGCCTCGAGTACTACGGAAGGCCGCTCATCCGCGAGGACGATCTGCCTCTCCACAATCCCGTGGCCATTGTGGAGCGGGTTCAGGATATGACTCAAAACCAGACTGTCCAGGCGGAGGACTTGTCCGCGTAACCGCCGCTGGCGAATGCCCGCTCACTTATAAACCGCATTTCAACAACAACACACATGAACATCATTCAATCCATCGCTCAATGTCTGCGGAGTCTCCGCGCGGCGGGATCCGTGGACGATCCGTTGATCCATGGAGGCGCCAGGAATAGACGCCCTGTCCTCCTCGCCAATGAAGGGCGGCCGCTTCCGGTCACGCTCTTCCTGCCTAACCAATTATCTCCGCGGCAGCCCGGCCAGGACCACTGGGTGCAGCTCTCGCCATTCGGCGATTTTGCCAACGTCAGCGGGGCGGCGCGTGTCATCCAGCGGTTCCACCACGAGGATGCGCGGCACATTTGCGATGAATTTAACTCGGCCATCCGCCGGGTGACTCAGCCGCTCGGCATGCCGTTTTACATCGGGCACCCCGATCATCCCCGCTTCAAGGGGCAGCCTGGCCATGAGGACACGCGTTCGTACGGCCGGGGCAAGGAGATGCAGGTTCGCCACGATGCCACGTGCGCCACGTGCGCGGCTTTCGCGAACTCGAAGAGCAGCGGCGGGAGCGACGCATCCTGCCCGGACACTGCTCCCTGCCAGGAGCACGGCCTATTTGTGAGGATGCATTGGAACGACGACGGCGCGCGCCTCATCGCGAACGAAAGCTTTCATGGACATAGCGTCAATTGGGCCGCCATCCCGTCGGGAATGGAAAACGGCGTGCAGGTTTTCCGTCCGGTGCGGGTAAAGAGCGCCGGCTTTACCAATGAACCGAATATTCCCGTGCGGCCGGCCTCGCTCGCGAATGCCGCGGATAGCAGCGACGCGGAGCAGCAGCAGCAGCCCATTCAAACTACTGTCCCACCCAGGCTCAAGCTTCTTGCCGGCTTCAAAGAAGACGACGAGGTGACGATGGATCAAGTCATTGACGCGCTCGAAAAGGCGCGTCCGGTGGAGAGCGCAAACGAAGCCGCACTCTCGGACCTCGAGCGGCAACTCGCAAACGAACGGCGCGCCCGCGCCACGTCAGTCGTGGACAGTCTTCTGAAGGCCGGCCGGGTTATCACCAGGGATCGCGCGGCGTGCATCGAGCAGTTATGCAACGCCGGCGACCAGTTCGAACAAAGGGCCGCCGAGATAGGGAACGCCCGGCCTGTCGTGAAGACCGAGGCCAGGTCGCGGGGGCTCGCAGGCCAGCACGCGAAAGTTGTCGAGGGAGAGCGCGAGCGTACGGCGCGCCTCCAGGAATTGCTGGACGCCCGCCAGAAGGATTTCCCGAACGAGACTTACGAAGAGCGCTTCCGCGCCGTGGCGAATTCCAACGAAGGAGCGCAGCTCTTCGTCCAGATGCGGCGCTCCGGAGCGGAAGAATAAACCAATCCATCCATGTCAAAAGAACACGACCCGCAAAGCATTCAGCAAAAAATCGACGCCGGTCTCAGCCGTGAGCAAGCCATCGAAGTCCTGGACCGGCAGACCCCTTGCGAAGCGCCGGCTCCCGTCAAGGAAAAGAGAACTCGAAAAAGCGCTTCCCGATCATCCGGATCCCCCGGCGAAGACAAGTAACATTTCAGAAAAGCTTCGCGATCCAGACACTTTGCCGCCCGGAGCAATCACGCCACGGGGGCAGCAACCAAAACCAAGCATGAAGGATGAACCATGGAGGCTGAAGAACAACCTGCTGCCTTCGAACTTCATTCTTCCACTTAGAAAGAACCATCCATGATCCATTCGATCATCGCCGTACCTGTATTGCTGCTCTTCCTCGCAGCGGCATGGACAGGCCTCAATAAAAGTCAACTCCATCGAGTCCTGACCGATTTGGCAAACTCGATCCTCGTCAACATCACGCCCAAGGGACGTGCGACCGCGGTTGCGGACATGGCGTTTACCCAGCGATACCTCATCGCGTGCCGTGGAGCGGAATATTACAGCATCGCCATCGCGGGACAGGGGAGCATCCCCTACGCCGTCGTCCCCGATATGACGCCCACGACCGACACGGATTTGAGTTACCCGCTCCCGGTGCACATCCTTGGTCTCAACGAGGATACCGAACGCATGATCGCAAGCAGTCCCATCAATATCGATGACCTGCTCACGACGGATACCGGCGGGCTGGTGCGCACGGTGCCGCAGGCGCCCGGAACTTACTGGATATTAGGCAAGGCAAAGACACAGGCCTTCGCAAATGGCGACCAGGTGGAAGTGATCCCCTGCTTCCCATACATGCGCAACGTGGCCCAGCCGGTCTAGGCCCGATCCGTCCCTTGATAGCCGCAAAACATTCAATCACCAGCAATCCAATGAAACAAAAACTGACACACTCCGGTTTGATCGCTCTTGCGATGGCGCTCGCCGCCACCGTCCTCGGGTCCTACTTCCAGCAGGCGCAAGCCGGGCAGTATGACGTTACTTACGCCATCCGAATCTCCGGGACCGGGCCTCTGCTGATGCCGTACCTGGGGACCTCCGGCTCATGGCAGACCGTGGCTACCACCAGCACCAATGGTTTTCTGCAGACGACCGGCAGCGGTCTCACGGTAAATCCCAGTCCCATCATTACCGGCACGGCCAACATCGCATCGCCGGCGCCCGGGGAGCTGGGCACTTCCGCCACCGGCCAGCTCCTCATCTGGACGGGATCGAACTGGGTTCACTAAACCGCCACACCTACTAACCAAGACAAAGCTAACATGAAAAAAGCAACTATCGCGGAAACCGCGCCGGTCATGTCCTTAAAGGACTACCGCAAGCATCATTCAAAGGCCGTCGAGCGGCTGGCGAAAATCGAAAACGAGCCGGTGGCGCTTATCGCCAATGAAGGCGCCCCGATCCGTCCGGGAGACGTTTATCTTGCGAACGAATCCGTCTTCACGCAGCAGTTCTTCGATGAACCGCTCACCAATTACGCCGCGGGCTGGCGCGATCCGAATAACATCGAGGAAACGCTCGAATTCTTCGCTCCCAGCGTCCCGGTACCCCGGCGATTCACTTACAAATCGTGGACTAATATCGAAGAGTTCCTCTCGGAGGGCTCGTATGACGATCTTCGGGCAATTGGCGCCGAGTTTGCCACAGTTATCTACACCGGCTCGGAAATCCACGCCCGCACGGACAATCGAGGTCTCCGCATGCGCGTGGATATGGATGAGGTCGCGGATCCCAACAGCGCGCTGGCGGGCGGAATCCCCGCCTTCCAGGCTCGCATCGTCGAGAAGCTGAAGCGGCGCATCCTGCGCAACTCCCTGCGGCGCGCCATCGCCATGTTATCCGCGGGCGCCGTCATCACCGCCAAGACCTGGAACGGCGGCGCCGGCCAGGACCCGGACAACGACGTGCTGCAGCAGCTGGTCTCCGCGGCCACGCAATCGGGAATTCGTCCGAACCGCGTCGCCTGGGGCGACACCGCGTGGTCGAAGCGCGTGCTGACCCATCGGGCGCAGAACGACGCCGGGGGCTACGCGAGCGCGGGCCTCAATCCTGAAGAGGTCGGCATGTTCCTGATCGCCCAGCCTTACGTCAGCCGCGAGCGTTTCTCCGCCGCCGGCGCGGGGCTGGCGGAAGTCGTCGGCAATCTCGTCTTCATGTTTTACGCCATGGCGGGCCAGGACACCGAAGACCCTTCGAACATCAAGCGCTTCTATTCCATGACCGATAGCGGCGGCCCCTGGAGGGTCTATGTCCAGCAGGTCACCAGCAAGCTGGTAGATATTACCGTGGAACACTACGAACTGATCAAGGTTACGAGTCTCCTCGGGATCAATCAGTTCACGATTAGCTAAACATCTGGGTTGGGCGCCGCCGCCCCGTGGTCTGGGAATTCCACGCGGGCGGCGGCCAAGACTCTGGAGAAGTATGAATGATGAAGCAGCCAATCGAATTTGGCGGCTCGGCCGCTCCGCTGTCCTCAGCCTTTAAGTTTTGACTTATGTCCAACTGGACTTCCATTACCATTGATACATTGAAAGCGGCCGGGCATGGCGCCATCGTTGACGCGGCGCAGACTGCCGGCATCGGCGGCGTTGACCCAGTCGCCGAGTCTATTGCGGACGCCGTCTCGCGGGTGCGGGCCGCCTGCTCGACCGGCAATCAACTCGACGCGGACACCACCAAGGTACCGAATAGTGTCAAGGGCCTTGCCATCCGCATCGCGCTCTTCGCGCTCATGGAGCGGATCAATTACCCGCTGAGCGAGGACCAGCGCGATACGCGGCGCAATGATAACAGCACGCTGCTTCGAATCAATGATGACAGATTGAAGTTCGAGCGTCCGGACACCGCCGCGGGCGGCGCGGAAATGCAGCCAGGGACAGACATGGATACCGTGACGCGGACAAATCGGCGCCAATATACCCGCAGAGGAATGGAAGGTTTGCTATGAGCCTTCAGCGTTTCCAGCTCGACCTCGCGGCGCGCCTCGAGGCGGCGGCATTCTTCGCCGATATTCCGGTCTTCGTCCTCCGCCCTCGAGCGGCGTTCACCGCCGCGCAAATCCAGGACAACATCAACTCGGCCCTTGGCGCGCTTACCGCTCAGAACGGAAAGGCGGGCCTTTGCGCGACGGTGCTCATGCCGCTTCTGGAAACAGAGAAACAGGAATTGCCCGGACCTTACCTCCGCCTCAAATGCACGGTGAGAGTACAGGAGAATGTGATGGTGAACATGGGCGCGAATGGAACACAGATCGCCTGCGAGGATGCCGCAATCGCTACCGCGCAGACGTTGCACCTTTGGACGCCTGGCGGGACTGCGGGGATTCTGCGGGCCGGGACGGAAACCATCACGCCGAATCCCTCTTTTGGAGGGAAAGTTACTTATGATGTGCAGGTCGAGAGCGAGCTGGACCTGGCGTGCCTGGTCAAAACGGCGCAGCCGTTCATCAGCGAGGCGGGCGGCAACATCTCGATCGCCTGCGCGGACGGGGCGGCCTCGATCTATTACACGGTCGACGGATCGATGCCGTGGGCAGGGAATGGGACTTACCCGAGCACCGCGATACTTTACGCCGGGCCCTTCGCGGCGCCCGCAGCGGGGAGATTGATCCGTGCGGCGGCCTATAACCCCACGCTGCTGGGAAGCGATGTGGATTGGCTGCAGCTTTGAAAGGCTAAAGGCTGAAGGCTGAAATTTTAGATATGAGACAGACCCGAAAAGGCAGGACAAAACGGCGAAGCGCAGACGCGACTTCAGCCTTTAGAAATTAGCATTTTCTTCACCGTGAGCATACCTCTTCGCATTCATGGGCCGGCAATCATCGCCTTCAATGGGGTGAGCTATTACTTCAAGGAGGGACTCAAAGGGTCGATCAAGAGGAGCCGCGTGAAGATCGAGGTGGACGCCTTTGGACAGATCGCGGAAGCTGCCAGGGATTGCGTTGTCGAATTCACGGGAACCCCGGCAGGCGCCATTCGCGCCGCGGATTTGGCGGCGCAAATGCCTTATCTTCCGAACACTGTCGGCGCGAGCATCTTCGGTACAAGCGATCTGCCGCTCGTTGTGCACACGATCAATGACGGCCAAACCATTACCTGGCAGCGGGGGGCGATCAGCAAGTACGCCCCCATCCTGCTCAGCGCTACGCAGGGGACGATTTACAAGGGAGACATGACCTTTTCGTGCCTGATGTCGAGTAACTTCGCGCCCAATGCGGTCTCCGCGTGGAAGAGTATTGCCTCTTCCGCATTCTCAGACGCCACGTTCGACTCGTCCACCGTGCGGATGGCGCAATATGTCGCCGCATGGGGCGGCGGATCGCCTTACAACGCGATGATTTCGCAGGACGGCTTCCTGCTTACTCCGGCGATTGAGACTGAGAATATCTCCGTCGATAATTATGGGATCATCGACATGGCGCTCAAATCGGTCACTGGGAGAGCCCAGTTCAAACCGGCGAACCTGACCGAGGCTCAGATCGATGCGCTGATCGAGTTGCAGGGAAGCAATGCGATGCTCCCAGGACAGGCGATCGGTGACGGCGGATATGACCTTGTAATCAGCAGCAGTCTGCTGAAGGCGACCCTCAAGATGGCAGGCGCTGTGGATTACGGGGTGATGTACGCAACCGGCAAACTTCGCGCCGGCGAGGTGGTCTTCGGCGCGGCGACTACTTTCACCGCGGGGGTCCCAAACGCGATCCTCACATTCAGCATCCCCAACTAGAGAAAATGAACGGTAGCCGAGGGCAAAAGACCCGTAACAAGCCAGCGCAGGGCAACGCCCTGGGTAAACGGGCAGAACATGGCAAGCGCCAAAGGCGCATGACAATAGATGCGGCCGCGGCTTTATTCAGATTGGTCTGATACCTTCCTTGTCTGTCGTTCCGCTCTTATCCGTATGCTTGTATCAATAGGCACATTCAATCTTTGCGACGGCACCCGGCTCAATGGCGTGGGGCTTACGAATCTGCGGTTCAAGGTGGATCGGAAGATTCAGGTAGCGGAGGTATTCCGCGCGCCGGCGGTGCTTGCGTTTGACAGGGGCAACCGGCAGACGACCGCCAGCTTCGAAATTAGCCGCACCTTCCCTGACCTCGGGTCCGCGGATGCGTTTACCCTGACGCACGAGGAGAGTATCCCTACCTCCCCGGCGCTGGTGACCTTCATTGCCGTTCTGACCAATGGACAGAAGGTGCTCAGGTATCTGCCGAGCGGGACAGTATCGAGCGTCGAGCTGGCTTCGCAGATCGGCCTCACAACCCGGCATCAGTACTCAATCGTTGGAGGTATCGTTACCTCGGTGGCGCCAAACCTCTGGGGAGCGGCGCAGATATGAGCAAGGCTAAAAGTGAAGGCTGAAGGTGGAAAAGCGACTAGGCAACAAGCACAACCACTCGCCGCGAAGCGACGACCATTTCTTCATTCCTTAGCCTGTATAATTCAGCGTTCCTAAACTTATGGCTACATTACAAACTCAGATCATCAGCCTGGTGGCAAACCTGTCAAGCAAGGCGCCGGTCATGGATATGGCCACTTCGCAGGAGCCGCAGGCGTGGTGGGCATGCGACCTCCAAATCCGTGCAAGCGCATTTTCGGACGCCGGGTTGACGATCCTAAGTGTGGCGAACCTCACCTCGGCGACGCTCTATCTGAAGGACCCGAGCAACCTGGATGGATCGCCACTCTTCAGCCAGACGCTGACGGAGTTTGATAATACAACGACGGCAGCGACCTGGAATGCGGGGACAAACCAGCATATGCTCTTTACATTGCCTGCGGACGACCTTTCGTTTGGAGGGTTGACCAACGGGCAGCGTTTGCTGGATTTGGTGATCGTGGGGGTGACGACGGGAGGGAAGACCGCGGTTTTGTGTGTGGGGACGCTGGCGCTGATCGATAGCGGCGCGGATAGCCCTTCGTCGAACCCGGTGAACGCGATTACCGTCACGCAGGCTGCGGCGATGGTGGCGGCGGCGTTCTGGACGCAGGGGGTAACCAATCTTGGCGCAGCGGGGACCACTCTGTTAGCAAATGGGCAGACGTGGGGCACGGGAAGGCTGCCATTCAGCCTGGCGGCCGGCGCGGGGGCCTATGTGGTCAATATCACGCTGAGCGATGCCAATGTCCTCGCGGGGGCGCTGGTGCGGATACCGATTGATTTCCCGGCTTCGGCAAATCCGACGGTCAATATCTATGACGGCTCGACCGCGGGTAATTTACTCGAAGGGCCGCTGACTAATCCGAATCCGGGGCAGGCTGCGAGCTTTCTGTTCACGGCCGGGTTTGACGGGACCAACTTTCACAAGGAATCGGGGATGTGGGTGGGCTGATATTTTTTTAACCGCAGAGAACGCAGAGAACGCAAAACTTTATGAACTTACGGACCCAACTTTATCGCATCTCCACGACCCTTCTCCTCTTTGCGCTCTTTGCGCTCTTTGCGGTTGGTCTCCGCGCCGATCCTCCGGCGGCTACGTTTTACCAGTTCAATGGTGGACAGTCCGCGGCGGTGAGCAGCGGGACTTCGGTGACGCTATCGCGGCTCGGCTGCGTGTCATCTTACAATTTGACGCTCGGGAGCGGGACTGCGGCTTATACGGATAACTTGTCACTCTCGGACTCTGGGATTCATGCAGGCGATGTCTATCTGATTGCGGTTAGTTACCCGGCCTCTACCAACCCCAGCCTCAATGTGTTTGACTCGGGCACTGCCGGGACGCTGCTGGATAGCTCGACGGGAACCGCGATTGCTGGGAGCACGACGCTGGAGTTTGTGAATATTACAGGAACGGCCTGGGTCGCCTTTCACAAGGGGGCGGTGCTGACAAAGAACCTCGCCGGGGGTGTCCAGGCGGCGCTCGGGACGCCGCTCAATTCTTCGGGGGGATTTGTGACGGGGAGCGGGCTGGCGAGCGGGACGGCGGCGAGCGCATTGTCGAGCGGGAGCGCCGCTGTGAGCGGGAGTGCGACCGTCGCGGGATCGGCGCTCACGAGCGGGAGCGCGGCCTTGGCTGGATCGGCGGTGACAAGCGCTACGGCGGCTTACAGCGGGACCGCCGGATCGCTGGGTTCGGGCGCCTTCGGCAATCTGGCGATTTATTCGAATCAGCTTTCCGGGATTCATCAGAACTCGAATCTCTCGACGGGCGGGGGAACGGATGACCGGGCGACGCTGCAGGCGGCGCTGAACGCGATCAATGCGGCGGGAGGCGGCACGCTGATCATGACGGGGCCGTGCCTGCTCTCGGGCTCGCTGGCGCTCTGGAGCAATGAGCGGATCGAGGGATTGAATGAAGGGAGCTGCGGGTTTTACCTGAGCGGCTCCTCGAATACTCCGGTGCTGACTAACATGCATCGCAGTTACCTCCAGGCCAGCGACAGCAATATCTGCGCGCAGAATCTGACGATCAACGGCGACGGGCAGATTGGGGGGGGACTATTTGGCCAGGCGATGACGGACTCCGGCGGCAACTGGGTGCACGCGATAGATTTTAACGGGGTGAATAATATCGAGGTGTCGCGGTGCCAGGTGCTGAACTCTCGCAATTACGCGATCAACCTGACTTCGTGCAACTGGGTGAAGGTCGAGCATATCTATGCATGGTTCCCCTTCCCGTCCGCCACCCATGAGGATGCGGTGCACCTGGATGCGCCTTACAACGATGTCTTTATCAATGATATCTGGAGTAATGGGCTGGATGATGCGGTCGCGATTAATGGGGATGAGGATTACGGACTTAGCCAGAGTTACTCGACGCCTCCGCTCATCGATACGAGCGGGACGAATAGCTCGCGGGTGCGGGTGAGTAACATCACGGCGGCGGTGGGTTGCAACTCGGCGGTGCGGATCATTTCCGGGGTGGGCCGGGCGGACGATATCGTGGTCTCGAATGTGCACGGGGTGGTGAGGTCGTTCGGGGTGCTGATCGATGACGCCGGGGCGGGATACGCGGGGAATTTCGGCAGCATCACGCTGAGCGACATCGATCTCGGCTTTACTCCAAATACGTCGAATGGACCTGCGCCATTTACCGGCGGCCCGTATTTGATCGGCGTTCTGGACCAGGTGGATAGCCTTACGCTGCGCAATATCGGCGCGCAAAATTATGACGGGGCTTACGGGCCGTGGCTTTGCCTGGGCTCGGGGGCGCATATCCGGTCGCTCTCGATCTCGGGGCTGTGGCACGATGAGAGTTTTTCCCTCATGGCGAGCGGGACGGGGCGGATCATGGCGCAGTACGCATGGGTGCATGAGATGCACATCGGGCCGCTGCAATGGGATAAGCCGGAATCGAGCGGATCGGCGTCCGGCGGCATCCTGATGTCTTCGACGGCCAGCCAGATCGATGACCTGGAGTTTAACGGGGTGGAGACCAATAACGGCGCGGGCATCCTGTTGCAGACGAGCGGGACGATTGGGGCGATCTCGGTGAACGGGTTGCGGGACCGGTACGCGGGGGCGCCGTCGATCACGCTGAGCGATACGACGACGAATGTGACGGTGGGGAGCGCGGAGGTGGGCCAGGCGCTGATCTCTGGCACGCCCGCGAGCATCACGGGGACGGGTAACGTGATTACGGATGGGACGGGAAGTTATCCTGCAGGCCGGCATGTCTACGCGTGCATCTATCACCTTAACGAGAACAGTAACGTCGAGACGGCGGCATTCGACAGCAGCGGGAATTTTGCGCAGCCGCTCCTGCTCGGGAGCAGCACGGGGACGAATATCTACCGGGTGACTGGGCAGATCTTCGGGAATTGCTATAACTTCCCCGGAAGCACGTCGTCGTGGCTGACGGGTAGAAGCCCGATCTCGCTGCCGCAGCAGTTTTGGCTATCGTATTGGGTGAAGTATTCAGGGAACGCCACGGGGAGTTATGGCGGGATTTGCTGCGAGTGCACGCACAACGGGATGAATAACGGCGGCTTCCAGGCGATTCTTACGCAAAGTGGGACGACTTATTATCCGACCGCCAATGTGTGTACGGCCAGCAGCGGAGCCGGTGGCGTGGTCAAGACCTCGGCGCATGCGATCGTGGCGGGGAGCTGGCATTTTATCGTGCAGGAGGAGGATGGGGTGAACGGCGTCGAGGGGATCAGCGTGGATGGGAACGCGATGGAGACCGGGACCTTCACGCCGCCGATTTTGATGGATACGAAGGATAATTTTGCCGTCGGCAGCTCGAGCAATGACACGGGCGCGGCGACTTATCCGCTGAATGCCTATCTCTGCGAGCTGGTGTTTCATCCGGGGCTGCCGACGAGCGGGGACATCAGCGCGATCTGGAATAGCGGCACGGGGCTGCAAGCGCCGTATCCGTAACCAAGGCTAAACGCTAAAATCGAGAAAGGGCTGCCATCACAATGCCTGACGAGGACAGAGCGGATGATAGTAACGATCCTGCCGCGGCGGATAGCATAGAGGAGGAAAACGCCGGGAATTCTGATTCCCCGCCCGCAGGCGCGGACGACCAACGGCGAGAGCCGGTGGCCGCAACGGTCCGGCAGGAGTACAGCGGTCCCTCGCCGGATGGCGCTGGCAAAGGGGTTATCGCCGATATCATCGCGCGAATCGAGCGGCTGGAGGGCGCGATGGAGACCAATCGCCCATGACCAGCGTGAAGCCGTTTCGACGGGCTCAAGGCCCTGAGTATACCGAAGGGCGGGACCCATTATGAGCTGGTACCTGCGGATCGGCGGCGGCGCTCCGGTGCTTTTCTCGGCCATCGGCGCGAGCAAGCTCAAGCGGACGGTATCCAGTCAGAAGGAGTCGGTGTTCGCCTTTTCAGTCGATGGGGCTTCAGCGGATTGGAATCCGCTGGCGGCGGAGGGGACGATCTGCACCGTCTACGCGGACGCTACTCCTTACTTTGCGGGACGGCTGTACCGGATCCCTCGCAAGGGGCGCGGATCCACGGAGAGCTTCCGCGACGATTCGCGGCACTGGTCGCTGAACTCCAAGCAGCTTCAGGTTACCCGTCCGGCGGAGAGCATCGACTACGAGATTCGGGACCCATGGCTGGACCTCAAGCAGTTCGTCTTTCAACAGCAGTGGAATGTGATCACCGGCACGGATGAAAGCGGGCACCCGACGAAGACGGCGGAGTACCGCAGCGAATGCATCCTGGGGATGGACCTGAGCGGCAACCCGCTAAGCAACGGGGAGCAGATCACGATGATCATCGAGTGGGCTGCGAGCTGCGGGGCCTATTGCCAGCCGGGGGATATCGCGGTGTCTTCGCCGATCCCGTTTGATGAGATCACGGACATGAGCTGCGCGGAGTGCATCAAGCGGATGCTGCGCTGGAGCCCGGACGCGGTGGCGTGGTTCGATTACTCGGTGACGCCGCCTGCCTTTAACGTGACGCCGAGGGCGGATTGCGAGGCGGTGTTTCTGGAATTTTCCGGAGGGCCTGAGAGTGTCGAAATCCACGCGCTGCCGTTTCTGGTGCCCCCGAGCGTGGTGATCCGGTACATCCAGATCACTGCGAGCAATGCGGGATCGGCGCAGGTGCAGGTGATACCGGATGTGTTCCCAGGGGGAGCGACGGGGAGGGAGTATGGGGCGATGGTGATGACCTGCAGGCTGGCGGAGGGGCAATCGACTTACCAGAAGCAGAAGATCAAGGCGCAAATCTTCCCGATTGCCAATAGCGGTACGGGGGAAGGCCCGGACGGAGGAAATATCTCCGATGGCGGCCCGAGCAATGATCCGCTGATCCAGTGGTGGCAGCGGAAGGTAACCTGGCTGAAGAATTTCGGGATCAGCTCGACGAGCTCGACGCCTGCGCCCACGGCTGCGGACATCGGCAACCAGCTCATCATTACCAATATGTGGGGGACGTTCGACGTGGGCGAAGGCGACGACGACGGAACGGGCACCGTGGCGCTTATAACGTTCGATGACGACGGCAACGAGACGCTCAACACGGACTATGCCAATGAGCTGCTCCAGGGCCAGATCGCAAGCTGGATGACCCAGAATCAGGCGAAGACGACCTGGACGGCGCTGGTGAGCTATAGTTACCCCAGCGACGCGGGGTCGTACACGGCGCAGGATAATGACGCGATTGCGATCTTTGGCGGTCCGGTTGCGGCGCCCGATGGGAGCAGCAACAGCGTGCCGATCAAGGTGACGGCTCGCGCGACGGCGACCAATGCGACCACCAGCACCTACTCGAGCCTGACCGGTTACACCGCGCCGGAGAGTCCTCCGAACGGGCTGGCGGAGTATCTGTACGAGAGCCTGGCTCAATTGCACTACGAGGGCCAATACACGACCGTGGGCCAGGAGGTCTCCATCTGGCGGCTGGGGCTGGTGCTGAACCTGTACGGCGGCCGCGAGGAATGGGGGAGCATGAACGCGCTGCTCCAGGAGATAACCGACGATCTGGACGCGGGGAAGACGACGCTGAAGTTCGGGCCACCGGGGCATCTGACCCTCCAGGACCTCATGGAGCTGATCCGCGCGAATCGTACGCGCGTGGTGAGCAGCCACATCAAGGAGCGGACAGACGGGACGAGCGGGGATTGCTCGGAGGTGGATGGGGCGCTCCAGGGCTCCTCGGATGGGAGCGATCACCCGCCTTCCGCGCCGGGCATTGTCGATTTCCAGGGCTGCGACAGCAGCACCGCGGATGATGGGCCGCAGGTGGGCATCTATGGCGGGACCGTGAGCGACCTGACGCCGGGAGGAACTGTCTGGACGCCCACGGGGCTGGTGCTGGGGCAGTACACGGTGTTCGAGGTCTCGGCCGGAGACACGGTCGCGTACCTCATCATCACTTACGATATCTCGACCGGGCCGCCTCCGACGCTCAATATCACGAGCATCACGGTGCAGACCGATGACAGCGTCCCGGCCAATACCTCGGGGACGCTCTATGTGCAGCTGTTCAACTTCACGGTCACGGCCGCGAGCGGCAGCACGCCTGCGAGCGTGCAGATCACCGGCGATTTCATCGGCGACCAGCAATTCTTCGCGTGGCAGCGCTGGTTCTACCTGGGGCAGTTTGAAGCGATCAGCGGAAGCGCGGTCACGGTGCTTGGGGATTAGGTTTATGATTCTTCACCCTGAGTTGACCCAGCAGCCGCCCAATAGGCTGGTTATCGTGGGAACCTCCATATCCGCGGCGGCGAACTTCTATGCGGGCTCGCCTTCCGGCGCCTACGCGAACGCGGTGAGCAATCTTCCCTCATGGGGCGCGCTCGGGGCCAGCGGGACGAGTTCGTTTAGTCCCTCGGCGCAAGGTTACAAGAAGCTGTATGAGTTACCTTACCCTCCGGACCATTACCTGGGGTCGGCGACCGCCTCGGTCCAGAGGAGCAGGTATCAGTTCGTTTTCTTCACGGGCACCTGCTATCTCCAGGTCTGGTGGAACTTGGTGACGACTTCCTACGGGCCTGGGGGCGGCACTATTTCGACGGTGGCGAAGAACTACCTTTGGACGCCTACGGGCTCCGGGGGATTGTGCGTGCCGAATCCGGCGACGTTCAACCCGGTGACGGATACGACGATCCCGATCACCCCGGATATCTTCAACACCTGGCCATCATCGAGTGTATTCGAAATGGATGACACGGAGCCGCCCGATCCCACCAGCCCGTCAAGCTCGGTAAATACCGAGTTGTATTACACCACGATGCAGAATCTCGCCTGGTCATTTGTGGAGGGATACGCCCCGCCGCTGGACGGCAGCGGGCCGAACGGCTTCCCGGCGACATGA